TCCCGCTACCTGTCCAAGCATAATAAGTAATACCACCGCTCACGACTCTTGTAGGACTACCAGTAGTTGCCGTTGCCGTGTAAGTGCCTGCGAATTGTAAAATTACTAGACCCGATCCTCCGTTACCACCATCTGAGCACCCACCTCCGCCGCCGCCTCCACCGCCCGTATTTGTTGTGCCGTTTCCACCCACGAAAGCGTCGTTACTACCGGAGTTTCCATTACCGCCAAAACCACCGCCGCCAGAGCCGCCCGTAGAATTACTACCGGAAAGGCCGGCTCCGCCGCCGCCTCCGCCTATAAAACCACTTACACCTAAACTAAGGGCATTGAGCGCGGTTGAGTATGTGTTAGTACCTGCGCCACCGTTTCCGGCAACGCTGCCGGAGCCAGCACCGCCGGCAGCTCCAGCACCACCACCACCGCCCGAGCCAAAAGTAGATGATGCGTTAGAGCCAGCACCGCCATCGTTTCCTTGACCTGAGGTACCTGTGCCTTGATTAGCACCGCCTTTACCACCGCCGCCAGAGCCACCATTTCGATTAGGGTTTAACGCATTACCACCGCTGCCACCTGCGCCGCCGCCCACCGCAGAAGTAAAAGCTCCAATACTACTATTACCACCTGCCGCTGCATCAGTAGCTCCAGAGGTTGATCCATCACCTTTAGCACCACCACCGCCTACGGTTATAGTATATTGTTGATTTTTTACAAAACTATTATTAAAAAATAATACGCCTCCTGCTCCACCACCCGATGCAGGTATGTTTCCACCAAAAGTTCCACCGCCGCCGCCTCCGCCTGCGACTAATAAAACATCGACAGATACTCTAGGAGTAGATGCAATAATGCCTAATATTGGACTCATTAACTTAAGTCACCCACAATTAAAAACTCACTTACCCCAATACAAATAACCGTAGCGGCTGAGTATTGCGCTCTTAATTTTGGAGCCGTCGAGGTAGCACCTGTTGATCTAATAGTCACTCCTGCACCTTGACTAAAAGTAACTTGTCCAGCTCCACGCTGATAGGCATTTATTTGTTGTCCAATACTAAAAACGGATGGAGGTACTGTAACCGTAATCGGACTTGCATTATTTAGCTCTACTAAATCATTTGATGCATCACCAATAACAAGCGTATAAGTCGTACCCGTTTGTGCGTTTAGTCCTAAAGTAGTAGCTACGGTTGAGTCAAAGCCTATATTTACCGTACCACTTGTACCGCCGCCCGTAATAGGGCTAGTTACGGTAACACCCTCAATATCACCGGTAGCACCTGAGGCCGCCCACGCTGACCCCGTGTAATACCAGAGCGAGTTAGTATCTTTTGTATATGCAAACTGTCCCTCTTGTGGAGATGTAATAGCTGCATCTCTAGCGGCGTTACTTGCGAATACGTTAATACCCTGCATGAGGTAGCCGTTTACGTCACCGGCCGTTAATACCTCACCAGTTGTAAAGGTCTTAAAACCTAGACCAGCTGCCATCTCTTGCTCCTTAGTACGCTAATACGGAGGTATCGAGCACTCCGTATAATGATGAGTTTAGTATAAAGCCGTCGATAATCGGCTCTAGTGTAGTAAATGTCGTTTTCCATGAGTTAGGCGTTACTCGATGGACTACTCCAAATATTTGTAGTGTCTGTTGCAGGGTCGAGTTACCAGGCTGATTAGTCGTAACCTCTACCGGATCAAAAAAATCTAGGCTAAGAGCTGCAAGGATGCCATCGTTATAATCGTCCATATATAGATCAAGCTCGACCGCATCGCATCGAGTTTGGGTATCTTTACGGCTTGCTACGTAGGCCCGGGCATAATCGAGCGCGGCTTGGTTTGTATCCATTACTAAATTAGTTTGGTTATATGAGTGTACAAAGTATTGCTCGATAGAGTCGTCATCTTGTGCCAGTTGAGCCGTACCGCCGATCTTAGTAATTGAGGCCGAGTTATAGACTTGAGTATCATCTAAGCGCCACACGGCATTAAAGTAATTTATATCGGTGCCATCGTCATTAAATTTAGTTACCGGGAAAGCCTGAGACTCGATACAAAAGGCGCGATCGTGTAGCTCTACCGATCCCCTAGCGTTAATATATAAAGCGCCGTACTCGGAGATGGTCGCCGTCTGTAATGCAGCTAGAGCGGTACGAGGCGTACCCGGGTCGGCCTGAAAGATAGTATCGCCGTACTGTATCTCTCGCATTGATGGAGGCCAAGCGATCTCGTCGAGTATAGCGTTTACGCGCTCGCCCGGTAGGTCGCCGGCGGATGCGAGCGTTACGTTTGTAATCTGACTATTTTGGAAAAGTCTAAAGGCATCGACGGCGGTAATGGTTGTATAAACTACATCGGTAGCCATCTTAGGCGTAGTAGTCGTATAGCTAGTAATAAAGCCGCTAAACATCGGGTACTCGATACCGGCGTAGGTGGCGGTAATCTGCACTTTACGTAGAGGTGTAAGTAATCCGTAGTAAGGCCCGGCCGCATTTTGAGGGTTAAAGTCGCCATTTTGATCTACGATGCGCAGAGTTAGGGTACCTGTTTGGAATACGTCCGCCTGAGCATTACGGCCTCTCATAGTAGTAATGCCGTCCACCTGATCGGATACATCGACGATTAAAGCTTCGGAGTCTGCAAGCACGTTTGTACCTAAGATACCCGTATTTAGGATCATCGCTTGAGCAAAAGCCGGGCCCGTAGAAAAGTTAATAATCGCGTTAATCGTAGGGACGGTCATAACGTACCCGCAACGGTTAGAGGATCTCCACCTCGATTAAGTTTTTGGATCGTATCCTGTAGCAAGGTAGCAAACTCGTCAGGCTGAGAGATGACACCGGTAGTAAAATTAAGGTTATAAACATTGTTGCGAGAGCTGCCACCGCCCCCAACCGGATTAAGCATTACCGCGCTATCTAGCTCTGCTTGCTTGTAACTTGAGAGCGTACCTCTAGGCGTAATTGTTGCGGCTAAAGCTAATACGGCCTCGGCGGCTTTTAGTGCATCGCTTGTAGACGGATCAGGGGTAAGAGCATCGATAGCCGCTTTAGTTGCATCTATTACCTCCTGTTGCGCCTCAGGGCTTGCCTTAGCAAAATTAGGATCAGCGGCTAAATCTCCCGTAGTAAGTAAAGCGAGATAAGTCTTTAAAGCTGCAAGGCGAGCATCGTCGGCTATCTTTTGCGCTGCGGCTACTCTATCGATCATTGATAACTCGGCTTGCTCACGTAGTAATACTTGAGTCTTTAGGGCGCTTGTCGTATTACTTTGAGATGCAAGGCGAGCAATCTCGGTTAGTTGGATCTGAGTGCGCTCGGTGTATTGCTCTTTAGCGGCTAACTGACCAGCTGCCACGATAGCGGCGTTATACTTTCTAAACGCCTCCTCACGTGCTAACTCTTTATCGCCCTCGGCCATTTTAGATTTATCAATCGCGCCAAGCTCTGCCAATAGTTGAGTGTTAAGAGCGTTAAGGGTTGCATCGCTGATCTCTTTAATACCGGCTAGTTTGGCTAGGTCCGCGTTTTTCTGAAAGGCTGCGAGCTCTCCGATTTTCTTAAGGGCGAGCTCGCCGTTATCCTCCTCGATAGCCTGTAAAGCCTCGAGGCGTAGGATCGTCTCTTTGTCATAGGTAGCCCGTAGAGCTGCCGCGATAGAGATACGGTTAGTATCAAATACGGCCGCAGCCTTTGATAACGAAAGTTTATTTTTCTCTGCAATAGCCGATTTCTTTTGGAGGGCTAATAATTCTTTTTGTCGCTTAGCCGCTGCGGCCTCTGCCGCTGCTCGAGCTTTAGCGGCTGCCGCCTCTTTTTCGGCGTTGTATTTATCGGCGTAAGCTCCGCCGTATTGTCTATCTTTTCCGGTTACCTTACGGCCCTCAGCCTCTAAGGCATCTACTACGCCTCCGCTACCTAGATAGCCGCCAAGGATAGGTATAAGTGATACCCAATCAAACCCGCCACCTTTACCGCCAAGGCTATTTAACTTATCTAGTAATTTATCTACGTAGCTAGCCGTACCGACTAAAACATCTGCCGCCTTTTCGCCAAACTTTTCCATCGCGGTAGTAGCGCCCTCGATACCGCCATCTCCGGCCAAAATCTGAAAAGCCTCTACTAAACCTTTACCTACGGTCTCTTGCATATTGCCGAAACTGACCGAGAGCGCCGCCATCTTGCCCTCGTATGTATCAAGGCGAGCGGCATTTTGTCCGGAGAATTGAGCGTTTAATAATTCTTGGATCTCGTTAAAACCCTTACCGGCTAGCTCTGCCTTTGTAAGTCCTAAACGATATTTAGTTAGGCCCTTAGTATTACCGACGTAAGCATTAGCTAGATCATTAGCTACGGTAGTTACATCCTCGCCACTACCTGCGGCAACATCTAGCGCGAGGGCTAGCATCTGTTGAGACTTTTCTACTGATCCAGTTGTGGTTAAAAGTGAGCTAAAGGCCGGACGTAAAACGTCGTCGGCTATGTTGGCCGTCTTTTCTAGATCGGCTATAAACTTAGTAATGCGGGTATTCTCGAAACCGAGTCCTAGGTTATTCACCGTACGCGTTAATCGTACGGCGGCCTTTTCATCCTCAGCAAAAGCCTTTACGGATGCTTTACCAAAAGCGACGATAGCGGTAACGCTAAAGGCGGCGGCAAAAGTCTTAGCTAGATTTTTTACGCCTTTCTCAAAACCGCCGATCTGTTTTTGACCTTTAGCAAGAGCTTTGCCGTCGAAAGTAGTAACGGCATTAACGAATAAATCGGGTAACTTGGCCATTATGCCGCCTTGTCGTAACGGCCTTGATTAAAGGCGGCGATAGTTTTCTCAATAGCTTTTACTACGGCGGCTTGAGCTTTGCCCTGATCCTCGGCCCACGCTCTAAAGATCATGCGGCCGCGGCTTGCCTGAGTCTGACCGTATAAAGGGCCCATACGGCTAATAAAGTTAGAGCCGGCTCCCGGGTTATTTGATCTACTCCGAGATGATCCACCCGGGTTTTTACGTCCGGCCGTCTCATAGATAGCCCCACTAGCTGAGGCGTTAGCTACGATGTATTGAGAGCTCCACCCGTTTTTATTACGCTTACTCGCAGCCGCTGAGTAATAGATCCCTTTACGTACCGACTCGGCTTGATAAAGTGGAAATTTACGAGTCGCGGTTTCACGAGGTTTTTTTACTCGAGTAGCGTAGGTCTGCTCATCCCAATTATAAAGCGGTGCAGCGGTAGGCGCGTAGCCTCGAGCCTTATCGCGTATCGGGATCATAAAGCCTTTAATTTCTTTATTCATCTCTTTAAGTAGCTCGGGATCTATTTTACGGATAGCGCGTAGAGTCTCTTTAACGCCGTCTAGTTTTACTGACATTTTTAGACTCCTCCGCTTGCTCGTTTAATACTTTTACTAACATCTTAAACATCTCGGCATCTAAGTCGAGTATCGCTTGAGGCGCGACCCCTAACCGTACTGATAGTTGCGCTACCAAATAGGTTAGAGTGCCGCGCCCTAGCTTAAAGGCTCGTCGTCTAGTACCTCGACTTTAACCAAGGTATCTAAAAACTCAGCGCCAAACGTTTTTACCGTTTCGCCGGATGTGCGTAAACACTCCCAAGCTAGCCAGTAAACATCGCTTTGCTTTTCGTCATCTCTAAAGGCTTTATGAAAACCTTTTTTTGCGTAAAGCTCAAAGGCGTACTCAATTCTCGGCGTGATTTGATGCTCTGTTACCTCGCCGGTAGCCCTTGTTATTTTGAGTCGTGCCATTGTGTGCCCCTTTTCTAGTTTGTTATGGAGTTGTGTCTACTTCGATTTGTGAGTTACAAGTAAATGTAATCGATTGCGTGGATATGTCTCCCACGGCGCCATTAACGTCGGTCGTATTATTGACCAAAATCGTAGTTTTGTACTCAGGATTGCTCGCAGATACTACGGCGTTAGTTTGCTTAATAGATAGCGGTACTGTTTGACCAAAAGCTCCCTGTAAAGTCTGTAGGACTTCACTAGTAGCGGTATCGTTTAGAAAATCTAGAGTTACTGTTGAGGTTTCCAATCCACGGGTGAAACGTCTCGCGTTATCTCCCATGGCCGTGACCTCAAGCTCCTCAAAAGTACGGTTAATAGTACAACTTGTTACGTGATCTGAGAGATCGACCGAGTTAAGGGTTACGACCACTCCATTACTTAGAAAAATGGCCATGGGCCTATTCCTCGCTTTCGGTTGTTGTTGGTGTTGTTTCGATTTTTACTTTTGCTACTTTGACCGGTGCAGGCTCGTCTACGATCTGCCCAATCTTTCGCAAAAACTTTAGGTCGTCCTCTGTATATGGCATTTTTAACTCCAGCTCGTAAGTATTGAGATAGTGATGTCAGTAGTAAGTAAATCGCCGCTCTGTACGGTTA